TCGACCACTAAAACGTAGCTGGTGGCTACGGCAGGTACATCACACGCTAGGTTTGCTATCTGTGCCAGCAGTTTGTCTATTTGCTTTTGTGGACTTTCCGCTTTTTGCATTAGGTACCTTTCCTATGCGTTCTAACCCAAGAGTTACTTCATCATCAGCCAGGTAAGGTGTTGGGTCAATGTCATCTCCATACTTGTACCCTGACCCGTCTTTGTTATTACCTGATCTGACCTCAAAGTGTAAGTGGCTACCTGTGCTATTCCCAGTATTGCCTACCTTGCCAATTAATTGCCCCATTTGGATCTGTGCGTCCTTTTGTACTAGCGTTTTGCTTAGGTGTGCATAAATCGCCCTAGACATATCTTTATGCATAACTACTATGGCTGAGCCATAAGACTCGCCCCAAGAGACACGCTGACTAACTTCTAATACACGACCAGCTTGAGCTGCTACAACGGGTGTGCCAGCAGGCGCCTTAAAATCTACGCCTGTGTGATAGCCCAGTTTCCAGAGTTCGCCTTTGCGCTTGTATGGTGTGCTGATCTTGTAATTAGGTACTGGATACATTAACTTAATAGCAACTTTGCTTCGTCGGCACTAATTCCTAATTTGTCAAGTAATACCTGACGTGACAATTCTTTTTCTTTCGCTATTGCTAAACCTGTTTCTAATAAATCTTGCATAACCTTATTTTCTGCAATTTCTTTTGCAGTTAAAGGTTTTTCAACTATTTCTCCAGTTGCGACGTTATGTGTTCTGTGTATTTCTGTCATTTTTTTCCTTATGCTCCGTAAACAAAAACTGTACCTGCGTCAAAATTACCACCACTTGATAAAATTGACACGCTCGAAATTGCACTTGTGCCAGCGTAATGACCGTTGCCTAAATAATTTTTACCGTTGGCTCCCGTGCCAGAAGTACCTGTAAGCTGAAATGGTTTTACTCCAGCAGCGTTGCAACCATATATTAAAATACTACCGTATGCTGTCATAGCAACCTCAGGTATTTCTGCAATTAAAACTTGAGTAAAGCCGTCCACTGACCTGTCTTGGGCGCTGTAACTAGCTTGAAACTCTTTTAAATTAGTTTGATAAATATCTGAAGTGCTATCGGTGTTTAATCTAAATCTAATAATACCACTAGCACTTGTGCAACTTGCTCCCTTAATGTAAACATAAAGTGAGTTTTTGCCTGAAATGCCACTAACTGTAATGGTTGAGGCTCCTGTTAAAGCGGTTCCGCCCGTGTTGATTAACGTAAAGTTTTGTGCGGCTGCTGAAACTGCTGCCCATTTAACACCATTTGTTGCACCGCTATCAGCTGTCAAAACGTGGTCATTAGTGCCAACTGCCAAACGTGCCGCTGTATCAGCTCCACTCGCAACAATTAAATCACCTTTAGCGTCTAGTATGGTCGCTGGAATACCAGCGGTTGGTGTAGCAAACGCAAAGTCGTGGTCTGTGCCACTTGCTTTAGTTAAAACTTGACCAGTAGTGCCACCTAGCAAACCTGCTAGATCTGCGTCTACCGCGTCTGCAAACGTTTCAAAGTCTGCTGGTAGGTCTGTCACCAAGTCTGTTGGCGCAGGTGTGACCCAACCATAATTAGGCGTTGTTGCCATTTATTACCTTCCTTATGCCACGACTTGGGCTTCTGCCCAGTCTAGTGTACCTGAAACCGTATTCCAAGCCTCTAAAGGTGAAACCTGATTCCAATTCTGTGCTAGTACGCTTAGTGCGTATTCTGTCAGATAAAGCGTTAAAAATACTTCATATTGGTTGATTGTCCAGGTTATGCCTTCGACAAACCCAGCAAAGTTATTCTCGTAGATTGTGTCAGGTGGATTGATCTCCAACGGCATACCGTTGTAAACCTCAATTAAATCATCACGCAAGATATTGGTCATAGAGTCAAGTTGTAAAGGTATTGTGATACTGCTAAGGGATCGGCGAGGATAACCGCGAGTAGTTAGGTAAAGATCAAGCACGGCTAAAGCAGCTGACTGTTGTTCTAGCAAAGTAGTAATAGATACGGCTAACTGACCATACTCACTAATTGAACCAGCATTAGTATCTGACTCACTTTGTCCGTTTTTGTAAATAACTGTTATGTCATTGGCAAGATCAGACATACGCTCAATAGTTGATAAGTTACTTGCCAGTATTACATTGGTAGGAATAGTTGTAAAACCATTGGTACTAACTTCATTGACTCGGTGGCTTGCGTCGTCGTAATTAAGCCTACCGTCACGACCTTCATAAAGTATGCCTCTAGCACTATTGGCTACTTGACCAGCAAGATTAAAGGCATTAGTTTCGCCGCTAGAATATGCAACTATTTGATAATCTCCAGGCGTATCTATGTCGCCTAAATAAGGATTGTAAGTGTTCCAGGTAAGTACAGGATCAACGGCAGCCCAGGTAACTCCTGCTGGAGTATCTTGCCAACGTTCAGCTGTGGCTTCGCTAATTATGTTTAGAATACGAGTACCGTCAAACTCTTTAGCAAAGCCTGTACCGCCAACTAAGCGCCTATTTAATCTAGCAAGTGAGCCTACACCTGTAATGCGTGTGGTAGTGGCAAAGCCAACTGATCCATAAGACTGAATACTGCGCTCTACATCTGAAACAAAGCCCGCAAAGATAATTACAGGCGTGCCAGTCGTATCATCTATTTCTACCTGTACTGAGTGATCTATCTCAACTACGGGAATATTATTGTTAAACGTAATTAAAGTAATTGTGCAATAACCTGCACGCGGTTGCTCATCAACACTTGTACGCCCAGTAGTAATGCTCACACCATTGAGCGTGTCGCCCGTGTAAGTTACTCCGTCAATTAATACGGCTGGATTGGGTGTGTATGCTGGCATTAGACTGCAAAGGCTGGCGTGGTTTGTATTGTACCTGCTCTAGCTGTTGCATTACTCAAAGCAGTTCCAACTGCTCTAGCAAAGCCTTCCTGATCAATTACGCTAGGTGCATTTACGTTAATTGTTACGTTAGGTTGAGCGCCACCTTGTAAATCGCTAACACGCTTAAATCCTAATATGTCAAAAATCTGTTGCTCTTTAATTTGCTCGCCAACTGTAATGGCTTGGCGCTCAGGATCTTTAAGAAACCTATTGTAGATAGCAGATTCGGCAGCTGTAAGATTCTTGCTAAATTGTGGTACTAAAAAATCACCTGTTTGTATGTATTCACGTCCATTAAGTATGACCTTACCGCCAGTACCAGGCAATATCTGACCTTGACTTCTACCAGCGCCACCTTCAAGAGTGCTAACGTTTAATCCTGCTTTACTGCCACCACCTGTAAATATGTCTGCAATACCTGCGCCTAATTTACCTAGTGGTGAGTTTTTTATGGCATTACCTAATCTAGCAAACAATTGGATTAGATCGCCTATCTTGTCAATTAAGAAGGTAACTGTATTAACTATGCCCCTAAAAGCTGCACCTAATACATCAACCAATATCGGTGCAACTGTACTTTTGACAAACTCAGCTAAAGATTTAAGCAAGTTAATTAGTGGACGATATTCGTCAGCGTTTTCTTTAACTGCTGTGCTAATCTTTTCGTAAGCAGATTGCAAAGTGTTTAGAATAGGTGTTAAAAAGTTCTTAATGTTATTACCAAGAGCAGATGTATCGCCACTAAAACGATCAAAGATTGGCACTAAATACTCGTTAATAAAATCAAACAAACGAGTTAAGATTGGCAATAGGGCTGCGCCTACTGATTCTTTAGCCTCATCAAAGGCAACCTGTAACCTAGCGGTTTTGCCTGCAAACGTTTCAGCAGATTGAGCAGCAGCACCCTCAAAGGTATTAGCTAGTTGCTTAGTTATGTCATCAAAGCTCATAGTTTTTAACTGAGCAGCTGAGATACCGACACCTAGTTTACCTAGAGCTGTATTTTGACCTTCAAAGGATTTAGATAGCGCATTAGTTACAGATTCCAGACTCTTACCACTACCACGACTAATATCTAAAGCAAGATTTAATAACTTTTGTGACTGATCTACGTTTTTAGTTGATCTAGTCAAACGATCTAGCGCTGGACGTAATTCATCATCAGCAATACCCGTAGCAAGTGAGGTTTTTAATATCTGTTCCTCCACTGCTGCTATCTGATCTTTGGTAGCACCAGTAACACGCTCTAAGGATCCTGCTAACTTGACTTGGGCTTGCTCGTCCTCAATAGCCGCTTTAACGCCGTCTACGGCTAATTTAACGCCATAAGCTGCAACGGCAGCACCAGCAACCGCAGCTGCTTTACCAACGGCTGCAAACGCGCCACCAATGCGACTGCTGCTTTTTTCGGTTTCGTCTTGGGCTTTGTTTAAGCCTTTAACTAAATCTGCTGTATCAGCAAGAATAGATAGTTTAAGAGTACGATTGCCAGCCATTAGTATTTATCCGTAATCTGCTTAAAGCCTTTTTCCCATTTGTTAATAAGTTCAGGCTGTTCTTGTCTTAAGGTTGAATAGATAAAGTAGCCAGCATTACCTCTACCCCTGTTTGGGGATCTGCCTGGGAATTGAGCATAGCGCTTTGAGCCAAACTCTAAGCCGTAAAGAATATCTAAAGTAGTACCGCCACCGCTTAATTTTTGACTAGCAAAGCCATACTTAAACTCACCGATCTTGCTTGACTTAGCAATACGAACACCGTCAGCGATTTTGATTGAGCCTTTAGGGTATTTGCTATTACGTCTAGCAGCAGCTTTAATTTGATCAGCAGCATACTCAGCAAGTTCAGCAGATAACTTCTTAGACTGTTCTACTGCTTCCTCGTCCATAGCCTTAAAAGATTTAAGGATTTGACGTATGTCGGCTTTGTCGTATTCGACTTTAACGTCCGCCATTTCGCTCCTTAAGTATCTCTAGTGCCGTTGCAATATCCTCAGCTGTATCCCAATACTGCATAGGGATCTGTGTTGCGATAGCTAGTTCGACTATTAGTCGGCTGAGGCTACCGCTTGGGTGGGGTTTATTGCTGTTTCCTCTATCTCAATATCTGCAACCAAATTGCACCAATTATCTAAACTTAGCGCTGCCTTGTTTGGGTTCTCGCGCTTCATAGCGTAATAAGCCAAGAACATAAGATCGCTAATACCTAGTGAAGGATCTTTGCTGATCTTTTGACCAGTTTCTAATTCCCACTTGCGCCACTCAGGCGGCTGTGCTGTGTATGTAGCCTGGTCGCCTGCGTTTGTAGTTATCTTGATATTTAGTTTCATTTGTTCTCCCGATTGTGTTAATTAAAACGTTTCTGCTGGTACGCCGATAACCTGGAAGGTGTAGCTAACAGTCTGTGCGTCCACTCCTGATCCACCTGCTGTTGGCCAGTTAGGTAGGATTTGGAAAGCGAAAGCAGCACCAGTTGCAGCTGTGAAGGCTACGTTAATTCCAGAGTCAGGTGCAGTTTCTGTTGCGTTCCAGATACCTTCGCAAAGTGATCCAGTTACGCCCCAGTCTGCCAACATATCAACGGTAAAAATAAAGTCGTTATCCACAACCTTAAAAGCTTTGCCGTTTAGTGTTTGGTATGTCTGACGATCTGTTGTGCCAGTTAATACTGCGTTTGTTGCTTGTGCGTCGTATGAGTTTCCACCAATAGTGAAGGACACATCTCTGCCTGTTATTACTGTTGTTGCCATATTTGTTCCTAGTTTGTGTAGTAGGTTGAAACGTTAAAGTCAGCCACAAGTAAGTCACTTGCACCAACTTGCGTAATTGACGGGCGATCTACTGCCCCAATTACATAATTAGCAGGCAGAGCTGCTAAGACTAAAAGTAGCAACGTCTCTAGGTTATCTAGCGCTGCTTCGTTGCTGTAATAACTAACTGCAACGGTAATAGTAAAATTAAGTTTGCACCTAATAACAGATTTGCTTATTGTCTCGAACTCAATGTATGGCGAGTCAGGCACGATAACTATTGCAGGTGGTATTACCGACTCAGGTACAGAGTTGTAAACGTTAGCGGCAATACCGCTTAAAGCTGTTTCTAGAGCAGTACGAGTTGCACTTATTGGCATAGCGACTCGACATCAATGAACGGCGCAAGTAGAGCCTGGACACGATTGACGAGGCTTCTGCCCATACGGTACGGAGTTGGTGCAAAATCCACGCCCTCTATCTGCCCACCTGCTGCGGTACGTGATTGGAATACTTCGACGCTTACTACATAAACTGCCGAT